AGTATTGAACTCTACATTATATATGAACTCAGTAGCTTGAGTATGATTAGCAAAGCCTTTGCTTAGCTTGTTATTAGTATTGATAGTAGTTGTCATGATTGTTACCTCCATTATTATTAAATATTATCTGACACCATAACTTAGACATGTGAGATTCGCTCTTACAGGTCGCGCCTAAGTTACGTAATATAGAGACTTACGCTGATTCCGCTCAATCAACAAATTATGCAACAATCACTCAACCAAATTGCAAAATCGGCATCAAAATCGCAGGGGGGGCGGTTGCACAAGAGAGCCTTCCACGCATTTTTTACACTATTTTTGGGTTATTTTTATTGAAACGGTTTCAGTAACCGTTAGGGTAACCGTTTAGGTAACGGTTTAGGTAACCGTTAAGGTAACCGTTTGCCAAACCGTTTAGGTAACCGTTAAGGTAACCGTTAGGGTAACCGTTAATTTTTGCACTATATATATATAGGTATATATAAGTATATAGGATATACCTATAACCTTAGGTAGGTAATCCTTAGGTAGGTTAAACCTAGATGCGCAAGTTTTATTTCGTAAATGTTACGTATTTGTTACGTTTTTTGTCTTTTTTTCGTATATTGTGTAAATGAAAGTGTCATGTCACGGTAAAAAATTTATTGTTTATAACAAACAAGACGCAGAGTCTCTCAAACTTCCTATTGTCAAAGATTGGCGTAAAGCAGAAAAAGGAGACTGGGTACACACATCCGATAATATGGTCGTTCAGATTGTAAAAAGAACAACTTGGAAAAGGAGTGACAGTAAAAAACCAACAGTATTTATTACAACAGGCTACGGAGACACACCTGTAACCCAAAAACATATCTATGCTAGAAAATCTAAACAGTATAACAAAAAGCGTATTGATGATAGTCGTTATAAACCTATTAAAAATGTCAAGACAACGACTCTTCAACGGATTTTTTTAGATATGTTAGCACAAATTGCAAAACCAACAGAGGTCAATGGAAAAATTTTTTGGGATTCTGAGAGCATCATTCGTGCATATCAGAATGTCTACAAACAAAACAACCCAGAGGTAGCACTTAAACGTGGACACTGGGTATTAAATAAAAAAACAGCAAAGGAATATATGTCAAAGTTAATGAAAGAACAGTTTGATGAATTAGGTATGGACGATGCTTATGTTGCATTTGCTTACAAAGCATTTCTAGAGGACAAAAAAGTCCCTCATAGTGTCAAACTTTCTGCACTCAATCGTATCTCTGAACTAAGAGGGCATAATGTCAAAGAAACTCATGAAGAAAAACAAACTCTTGTTATGCTTACCAAAAGTCCAGACGATAAAAAACTACTCGCAGAGACAAAAAAGCTACTCTACGGCAAAGATGGGATTATGGTCAATGCCAAAGAGTCTTAATATTCCTAAAAATGAGTTTCTTGTAGAGCTAGATAATAGTGTTCCCGGTACACTTGTAGTAGATGGGACCCAATATTACTTAGATGAAGAGGTCGTTGACGTATTTCGGAATATGGCAGAAGAAATAGAGTGTTTACGTTCTATCAATGAAGGGTTACAGTTGTCTATTAGTGTAACAGGAGAGTCTTAGTGTCTAAATTTTCAGATAAAGAGAAAAAAATACTGTTAACTAGGATGGCAGTAGACCCTATTTTCTTTGCAAGTTTCATTTTAGGCGATAAATCCCAACCAATGCACTATCATATTAGAGAAAAAAGTCCAAAATTCCACTATGAGATAGTCCAAAATCTATTATCGTTAGAAAAAGGCAATAAATTAGGCGTAGTTGCGCCTCGGGGACACGGAAAAAGTACCCTAATCAACCTTGTTTATCCATTACATCAGATTTTATTCGGAGAAGAACGCTTTGTTCTACTGATTTCTGAGTCAGAGACCCAGTCTAAGTATAATTTAGAGGCTCTAGGCAATGAAATCGAGCATAATGAGAAACTTATAGACTTTTTTGGCATGAGAAAAGGCAATATTTGGGGTAAAGAAGAAAAAGAGGTCGTTGGTAGCTTCAAACCAGACGGAACTACTGGACACATGTGTAAGATTTTAGTCAGAGGTTACGGTCAAAAGGTTAGAGGACTTAAATATGGAGCGTATAGACCTACACTAACCATCATAGACGATGGAGAGGGTGAGGCAAATACCCTAACTTCTGGTCAAAGAGACAAGTTTAGACGTTGGTTGAACTCTGCGGTCATCCCCGGTTCTGATTCTGCGCGACTCATTAACATTGGAACTATCGTAGATGAGGATTCCTACCTAAATCGCACCGCAGGAGCGAAAGCGTTTCATCGAGATGGTACGCACAAAGCGACCGGATGGAAGAGTTTGTTCTATCAAGCTGTTTTACAAGACACTAAACCGGGGGAATTTGTTGCAAGTGGGCGTGAAATACCCGATAAAGACGGAAATCCTAAGGTTTTATGGTCTGCTAGAAAACCTTATTCATGGCTTAATAATGAGAAGAAAAGGCTTATATCTGAGGGTGATTCAGCGTATTTCTTCCAAGAATATCAGAATATACCTATGGATGACTCTTTTCGTGTGTTCAAATCAACCGATATGCAATACTGGGAAGGATATTACCTACGCGAAAAAGGACAATCTTATATTATGCGAACAGATGATGGTCGCAAAGAAAAAGTTCCTATCAATATCTTTATGGGTGTAGACCCAGCATCATCCGAAAACGTCAAAGCAGACTATACAGTGATAATGGTCGTAGGTGTTGATAAGAGTAATAATATATATGTGTTAGATTTTTTTCGCGGACAGGTCACTCCTATGGATGGAGCAGATAAGATTTTTGAATTAGCAGATGAATACTTCCCCAAGTGTATCAATATTGAGGAAACTGGTCATGTTATGTTAGCAGACTATATCTTGCGTACAAGCAAAGAGAGTGGACGGTTCTTAAATATCAATCCAAAGAAAGCAATCAAGACCAAGTATTATCGTATTAAACAAATGCAACCACTCTTTGCTTCCAAAGCAATGTTCTTAAAAGAAGAACATTATGAATTAGAACAAGAATTACTCGCTTTCACAGAAAATGGTAAACATAAAAAAGATACACTAGATGCATTACGTTGGGCAACAGATGATATCTGGGTACCAGAAGGAGATATGACAGATGGAGAGTATTTTGAGCCACCAACCATTATTGGGTCAGATTGGGAGACAGGTGAGATATATTATGCTTGACAATAACGTAACAATTTCGTAACATCTACGACAATCTATGATAAACATTAAAGACTTACAGATAGAAGAAATAGAAGGAGAGGATATTCGTAGTGAATATGTTCTTTATAGTTCTTCTGGTGAGGATTTTTTTTATCAAATGGCAGAAGATGAGGCTTTTTACTTAGGCAACCAACTTACAGATGCCCAAAAAGAGTATTTAGTATCGGTCGGACAACCTCCAGAATCCAACAATAAGATTAGACCTGCTGTTGAGCAGGTTCTTTCCAACGTGTCAGCAACCACACCAGAATGGGATATAGAACCCATTGGTAAATTAGATAACGAGTTAGCACAAATATACAATACCTTGTTTGATAAGATATGGCATGACTCACATGGAGATGTGCAGTTCCGTAATTGTGCCAAGTCCTTTATTATTAAAGGTATAGCTTATATGTATGTCTATCCAGATTGGCACTCTGATAGTGGTCTCGGTGCATTGCGATTTAAGTATATACGCCCAGAAGCTATTACGGTAGACCCAAACTCTATGATGCCAGACTTTTCCGATGCCTCTTCCATTATTTATTCAGACCTACATACTAAAAAATCATTACAAGAATATTTTCCACAATATGCAGATATTATCGAAGATGCAGATGAAGATTACTTATATGCAGAAGAAACTTCAGATAAATATAGTAGGGACCAAGTAGAGACTCGCGCTGATTTAACTAATGACGAACAACCAAAGATTAGAAAATATGTAAGATGGTCTAAGGTCAGTGTTCCTATTGTGGTCGTTACAGAAGCACTTACAGGAACCCAACAAACTTTTGACGCGGATGGATATAAAAAACTGACAGAGGACCCAGATTATGAAAAATTTATTGAAGAGGGTACGATTATCGAAGAAAAGTCTTATGAAACACGGATTCGTGAAACTTTGTCTTTTGGAGATAGTATTGCTTACGATTCTATACTACCTCTAAGCAGATATCCTATTGTTCCAGCATGTAACGAACACACAGGCACTCCGTATCCTTCTGGAGATGTAAG